GAAAGATGTACCAAAAAATCTATGCCTACGAGTATCGACTACTAAAGTTGATAGCCCACAACCTAAGTTTTGGAAGTGGACTTCTGGTGTGCATAAGGATAAAAAAGCAATAGGTCATGAGTGTCCATCACAAACTCAAGATAATAAGTGTGGTAGTTGCCGTGCCTGTTGGAGTCGTAAAGTTAAACAAGTAAGCTACAAGGAGCATTAATATGGCAGAACGAGTAATATATAAATGTGCAAAGAGTAAAACTTTTTACACAACAAAAGATAATAATGATAAAGATATGGCAACAATTAATTTTAATGCAAATGATATGGATAGTCTTTGTAATGCATTAAATAATTGGGATCTATCTGAAAACTTTGAAGATGAGGAGAAATAATATGGCAAGAGATCACAGCGAATACTTAGATGATTATTGTTATTCAAAGTATGGGCATTTTAATTGGGGCTATTTAGACACCTACACAAAAGAAGAATTAGCAAAAGCAGGTCACGATATAGAAGATAATATTGTTTTCTGGCACGAAGATAAGGAGGAGTAATATGGCAGATAAATGCACAGGTTGGGCGATAGTTGCAACAATGGAAAGACCAGATGGTACTTGGTATACCGATACCATTACAGATATAGATGATGACACAGCTTCATCTGTTGATATTTTTTTAACTGAATACTGTGAAGATAAGGAGAAAAGTAAACATGATATTAGATGATCAATATATAACAAAAGATATGCTAACTAAAGATAGTTACAGAGGTAATTATTATGCAAATAAAAATGCAGTGATGTATGATTTACAAAATGGAAAACAAAATGTAGTTTGTTTCTGTGATAATACATACACAGCACAGGGTATAGTAGAAGGACTAAACCTAATAGATAATCTTGAAGCAGATGGGGCAGAGTTAAGAAAATGAGAGACGATTTAATGGTACAACAACAGGTTATAAATAAATGGCAACACATGGTAGGTGTTATATGTTTAAATCAAACAGGTAGAAAGAAAGTAAAAAAATTATTACCTGCTTTCTTTGAGAGATTTCCTACTGCAGAAGAACTATTAGAATCTGATAGAGAAACTATAGCTTCTATGTTAGAGGGTCTCGGTCTTAAACATGTAAGAGCAAATAGGATATGGAGAATGTCACAAGATTATCTGACATGGGATGGAGAAGACGCAACAAAATTATATGGTATAGGTAAATATGGTAGTGATAGTTATGAATTATTTTACAAAAATACAATACCAGATAACATACAAGATAGCGAATTAAAAAGATATGTAAGGGAAGAATTAAAACATGTTTGAATTTAAACACCCAAACTACTATAAAAAAATAAAAAAAGAAAATAACTTGACAAATAAAACAAACTATGATAAGGGATTAGACTATGAAAAAATACAAAGTAAGACTGACAGGACTAGGAATAGAAGCAGTGGCGATAATACCATTCGACAACGATCCAACAATAGAAAAGATAGAAAATAATGTAGCATACTATCTTAATAATAACTTGATGAAAATAGAAGCAAATGATTTTTATTCAAGGGATAGATACCTAATAACATACGAGGAAGTTCAAGTTGAATTATAAGCAACAGCTTGCAGTGGTGAATGGATTATCACTACAACCAGATATACAAACAAGAATGGATTGCCCATTTTGCAATGGTAGAAATACATTTTCTGTAGACACAACAGAGGGTAATTTAAATTGGTATTGCTTCCACGCTTCATGCAGTGCTAAAGGTAAAAAACAAGGAGAAAAAAATATGCAATATGTAGAAAGAGTTTTTCATGGTAATAAAGGATTACATATAGAAGATATAAACTTTCAAATACCAGATAGTTTTCAATCAATATATTCAAATGACAAAGCTATGCGTTGGCTATCAAATAATAATTGTTGGGAGTCTTGGTCTTGGGGTAGAGCAGACTTTAAATATGATGTTAAACAAAATAGAGTTGTGTTCTTAGTTAAAAATAGAATATCACATAAAATAGTAGGTGCAGTCGGTAGATCATTAAATAAAAATGATTATCCCAAATGGTTTATGTATGGAAATAAAGATGTGCCATTTAAATGTGGTGATTGTAATGATGCAGTAATTGTAGAAGATTGTCCATCAGCTTGTGCAGTATCTAATATACTTACAGGTATTGCAATTATGGGTACTAAATTAAAATCAGTACAAAAGTCACACTTAAAACCATATAAAAATTTATATATATGTTTAGATAGAGATGCTACAGCAAAAGCATATGACATGGCAAAAGATTTAAGATCATCTGGATTTGAAAATGTAATAGTAAAACCTTTAGAAGATGACTTAAAGTATTTTAACACAGAACAAGTAAGGGGGATATTTTATGGCAATAAATCTTGATAGAGGACTAAACGATCTTGAAGATTCAATAGACAGATTGATAAAACAAAAAGAATATTTACAAAAGCAATTAAGAAAAACAAAAGATAGAACAGAAGAGATTATGGCTCTGTATGCAGAAGTCAAAAGATTAAAAAATGAGAATGAAGATTTAAGAATGTATGAGATTAAATCAAAATATAAAATTGAAAATTTAGAAAAGGAGTTGCATGATAGAAAAGCAAATGATTAGGCTTATGCTTAATAAAAAATTTTACACACGTTATAAGGCAACGTTATCTCCTACAGTATTTGGAGGAGATATAAGTTCTTTATATGATACAATACGAAAGGCTCATGAAAAATATGAAGAGGATATAAAAGTTGATGAGTTATATTCTTTGCATACTACCATATTTAATCCTGCACTAACCCGTGCTGCAAAAGAAAAGTTCAGTGAGTTAGTAGAGGATATAAAAGAAGTTCAAGAACCAAGTAAAGAGATAGCAAAAGATATAATGCGTATCTTATCTGATAGAGATTTGGCACAGAGAATAGCAGTGGAGTCTACAGAAATATTTAATGGTAAAGAAGCAAACTTTAATGAGATATTAACCATGATAGAAAAACATAAGCATGGTATAGACGAAGAAAAAATACCTCCAGTTACAGGTAATATTAGTGAGGTTCTAGATGCTTTAAGTGTAACGACTAGATGGAAATTTAATATACCAATAATAAAAGAAAATATAGGAGGTATAGGTGGTGGTAATCTTATGATTGCATTTGCTAGACCAGAGACAGGTAAGACAGCGTTTTGGGTTAGCTTATGTGCAGGACCAAATGGTTTTGCAGAACAAGGTGCTAAGATTCATGCGTTTATAAATGAAGAGCCTGCTGTTCGCACACAGATGAGAGCAATATCATGTTACACTGGAATGACAAGAGATCAGATAATGCAAGATGTAGAAACAGCACAATCTTATTGGTCTGAAATAAAAGATAATATTAGTATGTTCGATACAGTTGATTGGTCTATGGAAGATATAGATGCACACTGTGAAAAACATACGCCAGATATTATTGTAATAGATCAGTTAGATAAAATAAATGTGACAGGTACATATGCAAGAACAGATGAAAAGTTAAGGCAGATATATACAGCAACAAGAGAGATTGCAAAGCGTAGAAACTGTGCAGTCATAGCTATATCTCAAGCATCTGCTGACGCACACAATAGAAACAGTATTTCATTTGACCAAATGGAAAACTCTAAGACTGGTAAAGCTGCTGAAGCTGATTTAATTATTGGTATAGGTAGAAATGCAAACAGTGATTTAGAAAATAAAATAAGAACATTATGTATAAGTAAAAATAAAATAAATGGTTATCATGGTGAGCCCGTGTGTACCATTAGAAGGGAAATAAGTAGGTACGAGGTATGATAACAACAGTAGACGTAGAGACATCTTGGCAGAGAAATGAGAATGGTGGGTATGATCCATCACCATTTCATGAAGATAATATATTAGTTAGTGTAGGTATTAACGATGAATATTATTTTACAAACCATAGTGAAAGAATAGATAGAGGTTGTGCAGTTAAGATACAAGATACTCTAAATAAAACAACCCTACTTGTAGGGCATAATATTAAATTTGATTTAATGTGGTTACTTGAAGCAGGATTTAAATATAGTGGGAAAGTATATGATACTATGCTTGGGGAGTATATACTTAACAGAGGTATAAGAAAAAGTTTGACACTAGAGATGTCTTGCCGTAGAAGAAAAATAGGATCTAAAGATAGCAGTATAAAAGAGTATATGGATAGGGGTGTATCATTTGAAAACATACCATCGGAAGTAGTGGAAGAGTATGGTAAGATTGATGTACAAATAACTAGAAGATTATTTGACTCTCAGATGGCAGACTTTAAACTTCCAAAAAACAAAGGTCTATTAATGACAGCAAAGATGATGAATGAGTTTTTAATTGTTCTATCTGATATGGAAAGAAATGGTATCAATATTAATTTAGAAGATTTAGGTAATGTTGAAAAAGAATTTAGAGCAGAGTTTGCATATCTAAAACAAAAGATTGATAAGATTGTTTATCAACAGATGGGTGATACTAAAATAAATTTATCTAGTCCAGAACAATTATCCTGGTTAATATACTCTATGAAACCCAAAGATAAAAAGCAGTGGGCTAAAATATTTAATGTAGGCGTTGATAAGAATACAGGAAAAAATAAAAGAAGACCTAATTATTCTAGACAACAATTTAGAAATTTAGTATCAGACAATGTAGAGATAATACATAGAACTGTGGCAGAGCAATGTATAGGATGTCATGGTAAAGGAGTAATTAAAAAAATAAAAAAAGATGGTAGCCCATTTAAAAACTATAGTAAATGTTCTGATTGTGATGGTGAAGGGTATATCTATACGCCAATGGCAAAGGTTGCAGGTTTTAGGCAGAGACCTAGAAGTGTATATGATATTGCAGAGTCTGGATTTAGAACAGATAAGATTACATTAAATAAAATTGCAGCTG